AACAACTAGCCCTTGGACACAGGCTCAGATTCAGACGTTCACGAATTACTGTCAGACTGTCACGATGTACTCCACGTATTTCCTGTGGCAGGATCCGATAGCGGTCCCCCGTGATGTCGCATTGGAAATTTATGTCTTTAACTCTGCCTTGTTAGAACAAGTAGAAGCAGCCTGTACTGTGGCTATCAATAATTTGTTTGCCCCGCGTCCCGGTATATTGATGACCAACTTCTACATCAGTGATTTGATAGCCGTGTGCAAGCAGGCTAACCCCGGACTTATTTCGTATATTATTCCGCAGGCACCTACAGGGTCCATGATTGTGACTGCGCCAGAAAGCCCGCAAATCACATATGAAACGGTTCCTGGTGGGGGCACCCTGGGGCCATTAGTTTACGCCTACAGTATCAGCACCACGTTAACAAATGGTCAGGTCGGTATTCCTCAGAACTGGGTGTTTCCTCAGATCATTACAGAGATTGATAGCTATGCTGTGGTTCTGAACTGGCCTGCCGTATATGGTGCTGCTTCCTATCAAGTTTGGGGACGAGCACCGGGTACATCTGAACTAGGGTTGTTAGCTACAGTCTCTGCATCCACCTTAACCTTCACTGATACAGGGGCTATTACACCTACGGGTACTGTTCCTACTAGCTTAGACTTTCCGATTCAGTACAATAGTTTGAATAGCTTAACCCTGACTGTTAATTACTCAGATCGTCAACAAAAGTTAATTAATTCATTACCTTCAAGACTGTCCAACGGTTAATCTAAGGACAACTAATAAATGACTCAATATCTGTACACCGTAGATCCGCCTGGCATGAACACTCCGGCGGAGAACAAGAGACTGGGTTACAGAACACCCAGGTCAATATTGCTGCCACCCTATCTGCAGATAAACAACGATTACTACACCGAGTTTGTGAACGCAATCGATGTGGTGTTCGAGGCCGCAATTGATATTCCAACAGAGACTCTAGGTAACCTACGCAACATGTGGGTCACTAATCCGCTGCTCGAACAGCAACAGATATATGACTCGCAGATGATCGACTTTGGGGCCTGGTCTCAACCCGAACGCGATCTTTTGGTCAAGCAGGTTAATGCACTGGGTATGAAGTTGATGAATGCCGGTATCGTCACCAATGACAGCTATCAGGTCATTAGCCGATGGGTTGGTATGTACTGGTTTGGTAAGGGTACAGAGGCCTTCATCAGCTTCATTAACTACTGTCTCAGTTCATCGCTTGTTGTTACTACGTTGTGGACTCAGGACTACGTTAATTTTACACCAGCGGGTGACCCTACAATTGGCACCCCCATTTGGGAAGGTGGCCCTTGGTATCCGACGACCCACGTTGAGATTGTTGCCCAAGGGGGCCTTCAGGGTCTTGACCTAGCAACTCTCATTTCATTCTTCTACGAGATTGCTAACTATAATTTAGTGCTCTACGCAGTAGATCAAAGTTTTGATATGTGGATTGTTGATCATATAGCGCCTGACTACACATTAGCAACAATTGTTGCTGTTGGACTCTGGGCTAATAATTCGTTGGTTATGTCTAATGTACTGAGCTATGGTGCAGATGGTCCACCCACATTTAGCACTGCTCCACAGATGCCGACTGCTGCCTACTCGGTTGAACCAACATTAGATAATTTTAGTGAAGTATATCTGTTAGCCCAACCTACGGGCTGGATTCAGAATACAAATGGACAGACCGTACCTGTCTATAATTTCCATGATCAACCAGCAACTCTGGGGCCTATTGTCAGCCCAACGTTCATGGGCAATCAACCGGCTACTAATCAAGAAATTATTATGATTTTGGGACCCTTCTCCTGGATTGAGGTCCCAGGTGACACGCGAGGTAACGAGCGTATACCAGGTTTCGCCATGATACCTGTGCCCCGAACAGTTGCTTTGAACGAGCTTCCTGACCAGATCGTAGGAACGACCCGAAATAATTTATTGTGTAATCCAGATGGGTGGACCGAAATGGTTGCCGGTTCTGGACTCTATACACCTTACTGGAATACGTAAATGCCGTACACTCAAGAAAGTCCAATCTTTTATGACCCTGTAGAACTGGTGTTCCGACCAATGGACGGCAATACTATCTTCACACCAGCATTGCTGCCCATCAGTGCTGCAATAGGCAATACGATTCAGATTTACGGTGATGGCATTTACGTGGGTCAGCAGTCAACACCTACTGATTACGTATCTTATTTTGTCAACACTAGTACTGGCAGTAATTTAAACCCTGGAACCAAGGCCCTGCCTTTTCAGTCTTTCGAATATGCTGCCTCCTATGTGCAGGCGCTGTTCCCCAATGGTTTATATAATGGTTACATAGTGATTCTTTTGCAAGCGGGGCAGACATTCCCCATGATTGCCGATTTCAACACCTATGGCGGAAATCTGAAGATCGCGTTTTACGGTGATCCTCAGTACGGTGATTATAATTCGGCACCTATAGGCACAGGTGCTGATCCCTCAATGATGAGTGACCTTGAGCGTCCAATCTTGGCTCCCGCAAGTTCTAGCCTTAATGCACAGTGGAAGATTGCAGGGTTCAACAAGTACGGTGGTTCTATTGACTTCATAGGTATCAGTATTCAACTCCCGGCAGCACCTGCTAGTCCTAGCCCAGGACCCACATTGTATGGTCCTCAATCAGATGTAGTTCGATGCCCCAATCATGATCAATCGGGTTACGCAACACTGATTGGATCCTTAGTCAATATGACTGATCCAACTGCTTATTGGGGGCTCATCGGTGTACAGGCGCGCTCAAGTGGAACTACCTTTGTGCAATACGGTTCGCAGTTCTTGATCAATGGTCTGCAAATGAGTGCGGCTAATAGTCCAACTATTGCTCAGTTAAATGCTAGGAAATATTTCATCAAGTTCTATGCAGATTACGCGGGCAACAATCAACAATTGATATTGGTTGGCAACACCACAGCTAATTCCTCATTTGCCTCAGGTCAGCTTAGAGTGAATTGGGCGGATGTTCAGTCAATGACCGTTGCCTCAGGTAAGACCAACCAAGCATCTTATCCAATAGCATTTGACCTGACTTATGGCTTACGTACTTATGTCTACAACATAATTTATGACCAGCAGCAACGGCCTATCAACTTCTTGTGTGCAGAAGCCATCTAGCGATTCAGGTGCAACCAAATCAAGAACTGATGTGTATGTGTCATTCATATACGTGATACCGGAAAATAAAATTCCAAGTTGAGGGCTGACTTGAAACTCTTACAAACAATTATTAGAGGCTACTGATATGTCAGGTGGAACACCAGTTTTTGTCATAACCGATCTAGGATTAGCAGTAGCCTCGACTGCTGCTCCTACTGGCCCATTTATTTCGTTAACTTCCTTCGCTATTGGTAGTGCTTTTGGTTATACCCCAGAGCCTACTGACACAGGATTGAATGGAACGCTTTTATACACAGGTGTTCCAACATCATATGAAAATATAGGCAACAATACGCTCAACATTATTTGTAATTTACCTCCGGGTACGGGTCCCTTTCAATTTGGTGAGGTGGCCCTGTACCTGGCTGGTGGCACAATGTTTGCGAAAGCTGTATTCGACACGCCCCAACAGCAATATAGTTCTCTAGGTTCAAATGTAATATCGTCCTACACCTTCAACTGTTTGATCAAGCTTCAACAATCAACGGCCGTGTTCCAGATCGATACTATCTGTGCCCCACCCACACTTTGGAATGCTTATCAATGGTCTGATATTTATCCACCCGAACTATCGGCCAACCCTGATATTCCATTGGTTATGTGTGCTGAGCTGAGTGAGCGTGGTGATTCAACGTTGTTGTCAAACACGAGTGCTTCCTTGTGGACTATTGACTCAACCTATGACTACTACAACATAGGGACGACCATCAATTTATTCCCGGTCGAGAATTCAACCACCTCATGGGTGCAGGTACCGGCATCCGACTGCAATCCAGCAGATTTAACGGCACCCAATCGAAGATTCGTTATCAGAACTTACGAGGGTTATTTCCGATCAGTTTCAAGTGTGGTCACCGCCGGTTCTAATTATCAATTTAATTTGAATGTGACGAATGACGGAACCTACAATAATATCCCGTTGCCCGTAGCACCTGCTATTGGTTCTAACATTGCGATCTTTAGAGACGATGGTGCGGTATTCGCAGATCAGATTGCAGGCGGTGGGACTCTAGCTACTGTAGGCAATCCTGGATTAGCTTACGGTGGATCAGGACTGGTCATGCCCACTGCCGGGGAAATAACAGCCTACGGTTTGCTCCATGGTCCTGCTGATGGCTCAACCTGGCCGGGTATGGGACGCAAGCTTACCTCAGCTGATGACCTCAACGATACGACTTTGCCTTCCGGTTGTTACGATACTGCCATTGGGGCTTCTGGTGTTCCGGCTAATTGGCCCCCCGTAAGTTGGGATGGTATTCTGCAGATCGTGAACTACGGGACGATCACTCAGTTCTATAACCCTGAGGGCTATGGGGGGTCCAACACTGGTGGTATTACTGGCGTGCCTATGTACTACCGCTCGTATAGCAACCAAGCAAGTGCCTGGTCTGATTGGTTCTCTGTTGCAGTGGTTGGAAAATCGTCACCAACAAGCTATAATTTTGCACCTCAACTGGCGTCGACAAACTATATACCAAGCCCCTCTAGTGTGGAGACCTTGAATTTAAGTTTCACGGCTCCCTGTACTGGATACGTGCTGGCCTTTGGTACTGAAAACAAATCACAATTTGAATCCAACACAATAGGTCAAGGTTCAACCTTAATGGTAGTTTCTATCACTACTAGCGATAGTCTTAGTGCCTCAGGTCAGGACCATACGCAGTTGTCAAAGACGGATTATGCAAATCTTTTGGTCAATATGGGGACCACTATTACTATTGATTTAACAGTGACCGCTGATGCTGCAGGGAATTTCCCTCAAGCCTCATTGATTTTAGGCTACACATTCTACCCTGCATGGTAAGTAGATTGAGGTG